ACTTTAGATCGTGTTATCCGCACCTATGTTCCAAGCGGGAAAAATGTGCATGATGGGCGGCAAATGCGTTTTGAAGAATTGAAAGAGCTTTATTGTTACCGGGAATTAAAAGATACCAAACGTCTCGAACGCTCTATTGGCACTCTCGGCGGTGGCAATCATTTCATTGAGGTTGATGTTGCAGAGGACGGTTATAAGTATCTGATTATCCATACTGGCAGCCGCAATCTCGGGAAACAGGTGGCAGACTACTATCAGAACCTTGCCTATGAGTTGATGTGCGGTAAGGATGATTTGTATGATCGTCAGGAAAAACTCATTGCCGACTACAAAGCCGCTGGAAGAAAATCTGAGATTGAATCCGCAATCAAGGAGCTGCGCCGAAACTTCCGTGCTGTCACTCCGAAATTGCCGAAAGACCTCTGTTATTTAGAGGGTAAGTACCGTGAACAGTATCTCCATGATATGAGGATATGCCAGAAGTTTGCCTACATGAACCGTGTTATGATTGCTCAGATTATATGCAATCACATGGGATGGGGTGTTGATGCAGATATGCCGGACTTCTTTGAGTGCATCCACAATTATATCGACCACGACTCCAACATCGTCCGTAAAGGTGCTATCTCTGCCAAGTACGGAGAAAAGGTTCTTATCCCCATCAATATGCGCGACGGATGTATTCTCGGAACCGGTAAGGGAAATGAGGATTGGAACTGTTCTGCGCCGCACGGAGCCGGACGAATTATGTCCCGGATGAAAGCAAAGGAAACTCTCAGCATGAGAGACTATTCACACTCTATGGACGGTATCTACACTACTTCTGTGTCAGAGGAAACCATAGATGAGGCACCGATGGCATACAAGCCTATTGATGAGATTGTGGAATGTATTGGAGAAACCGTTGATATTCTTGCGATTCTGAAACCTATATATAATTTCAAGGCAAGCGAATAATGTGGCATTGATAGACACATTGATGTATAATGGACTAAACATTTATATAGGGAGGATATGTCTATGAAGATGAGATATTTTGCCATGCTGTTACTGTCTGCCGTTCTTTTGACTGGTTGTGGTGGCAGTACATCTACCAAAAATGGCACTACTGCGGTCACGACTACGACAGAAAGTAAAGACAAAACAGACCTTGCAGATTTGATGAGTACGCAGGATTATTCCTGTACTGTGGATGATTCTTTTATGTATTACGTTATGTATGTAACAAACAATTCAGATAAAGTTGTGAGTATTGATCTGAATGTGACCGCATTGGATTCTTCCAACAGTATGGTTGGTTCTTCCAGTGATGGAACAAAAGCGGTTGCTCCAGGGCAAACAGCCGGTATATGGACCACATTTGATGAATGGGATAAGATTGATAGTTTCGATTACACACTGTCGGTATCAGAGGAAAAGGAATACTCTCCTGTCTATTCTGACTTATCCGTTGACTACAATACTACCGACAGCGGCATTGTTGCATCCGTGACAAACAACGGAACTTCCGCCGCAGATTATGTATGTATGGATGTGGTGTACCTTAAAGATGGGAAGATGGTTAATTTTAGCGAATTATCTTTTATGGATGATAACCAGGAATTGCAGCCCGGTACAACTCTTTCTCAGGAGGGCACTTGCTACTCCGATTCTGGTTTTGATGATGTAGTGATTGCCATAAATGGCAGAAAATGATTTAAGGCAGAGGTTTTATTCCTCTGCCTTTTCTATGAGTTCCCATGCCTTTTCATCGCCAAATTCTTTCCTTACGGTTTTCCATAATCTGAGGTACTTCTTGGATTCTCTGTCCCTTTCAGTCCTTGCCTTATCAATCTGACTTCTGAGACGGCTTATATACTGCTCATCCTCCGTCTGTATCAGCTTATCAGAATCCCGATACAACGAACGAATCATGCTCTCTTTGAGCATATCTACCCACAGAGTAGATACCTCTGTACTGCGTCCATTGACTGAACGGCGCATTTTATACTCTCTGCCGGATAAATCCTGTTTCTTTGCTTTCTTGGCGCAGTAATCTCCGATATAGACACCAATCCAGTCCGGTATCTCTTCCTTGACCTGATTGTATAATTCCCTTGTGAGAACATAATAGTTGTAATGGCCTACAAAGGATTTTGCAGCAGCACTATGGAAGTCCGCTTTCGACACCTTAATTTCATAGCACCGGAACACTCCCTTGGTGTCATAGGTCATGTAATCAACTCTTTCTCTTCCGCAAAATCCGATTGTTACCTCATAGCAGCCAAATACACCGGTCTTTCTTGTGGCTCGTCTGATTGCTTTTTCCAGTGCTACAGTTTCAGCGGTTTTCATTTCAGATCCTCGATTGAGAATACAAGACCTACACAATAAATCTCTCCATCTTCCCAGATGTCAAAGTGTTCGCAAGGAATGTCTGTTTTGTAAGTCCATGCTGCCGGAAGTCCGTCCCTGTTCATGCCATCACACCAGACAGCATCTATCCAGTTTGCACGTTCTTCTCCCTCCTGATCCACACCGTTTCTGTCAAAGTATACTCTTCCTCCATCGAAGCAACCGCCCTCATCATAGATTGCCCCATCAAACTCCATGAGATCATCAGATGCACCGTAAACAATAACCAGACCGCTTTCCTTTGCTTCCTGCTTCACATCGTCAAAACTATCTCCGTATGCTCTCCCATTGAGCTTTTCTGCCAATTCTTTTGCTGTAATCATCGCATTATCCTCCTTAATCTGTATATACCACTATTCTCTGTCCCTCCATTCTGTAACCAAAACAGAGGTTTCCACCGTCTGCTATGATTGCACAGTCATGGTCAGACAGATTATTCACGTTTCCGATAATCTCATAATATTTACAGGCATATCCGCTTTCTCCGCTCATAATAACGGTTTTCTTAGAAAGAATCTTATTCCGCTGTTTCTCTGACATACAATCCCATTCATACGGATATACCACAACTGCCTTGTCCTTGATCTTTTCGTACTCCTTGAACCATGTTTTAATCATCGGCTGACTCCTTTCTTGCATATTTGCACCCTGAGAAGTTGGTTCCGACATCAAGAAACATATCCAGAATGATTTTCTCGCTCTCTCCGCAGAAATTTATATGTCCTGTCTTTGTGTGTTTAACTATCAGCTTTTCGCAGTTAAGGCAGCACGCCTTTTCGTTCCGTTCCTCGAACCTCTGCAAAGCCGTCTTATTCATTCTGGTTTCCTGCCTTTCTGAAATGATCCGCAATTTTGCAGATTGTAGCATCTCCGACTCCTTTGATTGAGGAAATCTCTTTGAGAAATTTGTTAATATCCGCTCCGCCGGAGGACTTTTTACCCTGATTAAAACCCTCACTTTTGGCTTTCTCCACTCTGTCCTCAACATAATGTACCAACTGCTCATCTGTCATTTTCCGCATCTTTACGGCTTTTTCGTGAATCTTATCCTCGTCCGCAGTTCTGCGGCAACTTCTTTTCTTTGCCATTGTGATCCTCCTATCTCATGTATGTTTCAACAATGCACGCATCGTCCTCCGGTGTCCTTGGGAACTTAAAAATAAATCCGGCTGACATTACATCATCTTCGCATCTTTTAAGGTTTTCATATTCGCAGTAAACATTCGTTGGCCGATTCTTCTCTCCGTCCCATACTCTTGCCACCACTTTTCCCGGAAAGTCTTTCGGGCTGTCATATATCACTACTAGCGGCACTTTTATATCTGAATAGTCCACCAGATTAAGTGTCGGTACTATGTAATTGACAATCATATGTTGGATAACCCTATCGTAAAATGGCAAAGCCATGATTATACGCTCTTTGGGTTCCCAAACTTTGAATACCTTGTACTTTCCAGGAGTATATGTCAAACTTTCCAATTCCCGAATGGCTTTGCCGAGATATTCCTCTCTGTTTGCTTCAAACTCCAAAACCTCCGGTCTGTACCTTTTGCACCGCCTCGCTTTTTGGTATGCGTTTAATGCGTTCTTCATGGTACAGATGTTTTTCATAAGACCTGTTATTCTCTTCATAAATAATGCTTACGCCACACTTCCTTCGCTTTCGCTACTATTTGGCTTCGCTGTTTTAAGTTCGCCCGGTTTGCACGGGTCGGGATAGCCGTCTGACTATTCAATAAATGATTATCAAATAATCCTTGTTGGCAAGCCATAGCTCCACCAATCTGACAGTTTTCAAAATAGTCACAGACGCACCACACGCCAATGTTCGTGTTCACGTTCCACGGATAATTGTTGCAATTCACAGTCCGCGAACCATCGTGAACCCCGTTGTTCCAGTTGCCACCGCCAATGAGCGCGTGCAAGCCAGTGTTGTTGGCCATGTAAAGCTGGCCAACTTTCTGACCGCTCATAACGTCATACCAGTTCCATGCTGATCCGGTAGGGTCGTGAATGAACTCATCAAGCCACTTCCATACGTTTCCAACAAGGTCTCGAACGTTCGTTGCAGAAACTGCGTTCTTAACATTTCCGCAAGTGGTTCTTGCTGTATTGGAAGTTGCGGACCATGCGTAAGTGTTGTTGCCGTCCGCTCCCTGCGGAGATCCGTATGCGCCCTTACAGAACTCAGCGTAGGTAGGAAGTCTCTTGCCTACTCTCATAGCTCTCTCGTTGGCGATATACCAGTTTAATCCCTCTGTTCCAGTAATCGGCACAGCACCCTTTTTGCTCTGCAAACCACTGGCGCCATTGTCGGATGAAAGATATATGTCTCCCCAGAACGGTCCGATATAAACCATTCCGGTAGGATCGCAAGTAGGCCTGTGGAGAAGAGTCCATACAGAGTTAGGAACGATCCCCTCTGTTACGTTTGTTTCCCATCCACTTCCTAATGCCGCGCCTGATGCGCTGATTGGAATACCGGAACTATTTGTTTTTCTGACTACGCCGTAATGGAAACCGCCGATCTTTCTTGATGTAACTGCTGTATAACCGTTTGGATATGTCGTATTAAGGGAAATACGATACTGTTCTGCGGCAAAGTTCGTGGCATCTCCGCCAGTAGGATCACAGATATAAATGCAGTAATCTTTTCCGACTTCAAATTTTGAAGCTGTTCCGTCCAAATTGCTTGCTGTGAGTGTGGTCTTTTCTGTCTTAAAAACAGAATTTCCTACTGCAATCAGAACTCCGGCGATTACAGTAAGTGCTCCGTTCTCCATGCGGATGAATTTCATGTCTGATGCCACCACATCAGACATGAGAGCAAGTTTTGGAGTGGTTATCTTTGCAATATCATTCTCCATTGCCTCATCATAACCGTAGAATTTACTCATTAGCCAATTCCTCCTTGATCTGATTCAGTTCTTCGGCTGTCATGCCGAGACTGTCATAAATTGTGTAAGGTGCGGTAACTGCGATTTCTGTTGCATCCACAGATACCATAGCGGATGTGGAAATAACGGTCGTTTCCAACTGTTTCTCTCCTGTAATCTCATCCGGTTCGCCCTCTTCATGTGTTACGTTTGTGATTGTTACCGTCTTATTTCCGACAATCGCCTTTGTATTTGCTTTTGCCTCAGCACAATAGTGAATGGTAACAGTTTTCTTATCCTCTCCTACCGCAAGAACCGGGCAATGAAGATAATTCATGTTTTCAAGATCTTCGATGGCTTCCAA